GTCAAGCTTTGAAGTTACTGAGATTTTCATTTGCTCCCCCGATCAAACTATCGATTGTTCGTGATTCAGGGCAACGAAGCCACCACCCATGAGCACAGCGCCACATAAGCAGAGAATTCCGCAGGCACTAACAGGCGCTGAGATGATGACAGCGAAGATGGTGAGGATGAAAAATACTAGTGACGAGAGGATGAGTGCTGTTGAGTCTTTCATGATGTCGTTTCCTTTTAGGTTTGACGTTTATCAAGTGCTACGGATCGGAGTATAGGCATTGCTTGGCAAATGACAAGTAATATATTTTAATCATTGCCAGCATTGTGATAGATTCCGCAAATGGCACATAAGGCTACATTACTTAGGTTGCGTCCAGAAGTACGCGAGATGCTCGACAAGCTTGCGGAGGATCAGCGTCGAAGCAGGGTGAGCATTGTGGAAGCGGCAGTGCGGGAATATTACCGCAGCAGAGAGAGTACCGAAGATAAACTTAGCAGGATGATAACTAATGCAAAGCTTTGAGTTACCAGAAGCCCCGAGGATCAGGGAAGCGAAGCCGATTGATCGGAGAATGTATTCAGTAGTGCCGATCAGGGCAGCGAGTGACAAGCGGCTGAGAGCTACAGCATGGCGAGTATTGGTTAGCGTATGCAGCTATGCGAACAGGGCAGGCCTCTGTTGGCCGGGATATGAAAACTTAGCCGCAACCCACGGAGTAACTCGGCAGGCAGTAGGCAGGCAGATCAAGAAGCTTATCGCTTACGGCTATTTGCAAAAGGTTAAGAATCACTCATGGGGCAGGACAGCGCAAATACTCCGGGTTATCTATGATGAAACATTGTCTGATAGGCAATTGCTTGAGCGAATACCGTTCGAAGAAAAGCCGCCGGGGCATCAATGGAAAGTGTTAAAAGATGCGGAGGAAGAAGTTAACAATCACGAACAAATGGGGACACACCACGAGGTTGCGATAACGGCAAAGGAACAGGGTGAGGATGAACTAGGTTTGGATGAACTGTTGTCAATGTGGAAGTCAGCTTGTAACCAAGCCAACATTGCCAGAATCATAACTCCAGAAGATCGTGCTGCGGCTGCGTCCCTTGTTACGTATGCAGTCAGCAAGGCCTCATTCGAGCGTGTACTTGCCGAGGTCTTCGCAGCATGGCGTGTGCATCGTCGCGAACCCCCTCATCGACTTGCGTGGTTTGCTCAACGCCTGCGACAGGAAGCCACCCTTGCCCCCTCCCCTATCGCCCCTACCGATGTGGGGACCTAGCTCAATTTTTCGCCTGTTTTTTAGAACTTGTTGTCAACTAGGCCAAGCGGCAGCCGAAGGGAACTGCTGCGATGGCTTTGTTCCACTTCCTTGTTTATAACGTGTTGGCCCGGAACCGAGGGAGGTTTAGAACTTTTAATTATATAAAATGGGGAGTCTCGGTTCCTCTGGGATGGGAGCTGGTCCGGCAGTGGGAAGGTTGAGGCTAGGTACCTCACGGGGTGGACGATAGAACACCTAACCCATATTTTTTTATGGGTAGAATCCATTGCTGGATGCTTGCTCTTGTTTATCTAGGCTAACAGAGGTGTCAATCTCTGCAAGAACTATGTGTCCCGATATTCTCTACCTGATCCCATCCGGGGGTATGAATAAGGAGTACCGTCCTATTCGCCACGTTTATTCCCTTGGTCGCAAGCTACCTACGGGAGGGCTGGGTTATGGCCCCGAAATGAAGTATAGTGGATGGGCAGAATACTGCAAATAACTTTTAGTAATCTCTTTGGAGAGTCATATATGAGTGGGTATACAACGCCGTATGAGTTGAAAGATGACAGAGGGAATCTGTTTAAGAATGATAAAAAGAAGAAGCCAGAACAGCCAGACTGGTCAGGGAAGATAAGAATGAATAGTCAGGACTTCTACCTGTCGGCGTGGGAGAAGAAGACAAAGAAGGGTGAGATATTCTTTTCGGTAAGCTTGGGGAAGATGGTGCCAGCACAGCCTACCCAGCATAGTATCGATAAGGGCAATGGATATATGCCTAATGACAGGAAAGACTTGGACGAAGAAATTCCGTTCTGATATAGTTGCCACGGGGAAAGCGGATACTGTGGTTCGGCATATGCCCCCTTGCGGCAGAAGTTCCACAGGCGCAGCGAGTACCCCACCTAACCCTTATTAAAGGAGCCACATGAAATACCTATTCGCATTCTGGCTGGCAATTACAGCCCCTCTCGTTTACGCTTCCTGCACAGATCGTACCTATTGCGACCAAGGCAAGTGCATGACCTGTGTAACCTGTTGCCATTTTAATGTAAGCTGCAGCACAACCTGTAACTAATGACGGGTTGCCCAGCCGAAGGTGGCGCAGGTTTTTTTGCGACTTTTTTCTCCCTGCTAACAGCGGCAGCAGAAGTCAATACCTCCAAGTGTTGACTGACTCTGCGGACACCCCGGAAAGACGGGGCTAACAACTATGGCCGTCAATAAACAAATACCCTCATTAAAGAACTGGGGTGGGATCAGAACCGTTCAGCAACGGCTGGGTGGGTCAACGACCATCGCTAAGAACCGAGAAGCCGTCGCCTACTCGTTGTTGACTATTGCCAATACCAAGATCACCGACATTATGGAGTGGGATGATCAAGGCAATATCAAAGTCAAAGCTAGTAAGGATATGCCCGAACACGCCCTGCAAGCCATCAAGTCCATCAAGGTCAATGAGAAGTACGACAAAGAAGGCGGGTGCATCAGGACATTGGACATCGAACTCTACGATAAAGTCGGTGTGCTACGAATACTGGCAAAGGCAAGTGGCCTCTTAGATACCGTCGAAGAATCCGATAAGCCGAGTGTCATTGGTATTAACGTCAAAGCACCCGAAATCATCGACATAGAGCCAATCCATGAAAACCAAAGAGTCGAGTAGCAAAGCATTGCCCACCACAGGGCTAAACCTTGACTTCTCCACCAGCCCAATGGTCTGGAAGTTCTTGCAGTCAAAAGCTTTCGTGCGCGGCATCATGGGACCAGTAGGCTCGGGTAAGTCATACGCCTGCTGCGCTGAAATCATGATGAAGGCCGTTCAGCAAAAGCCTAGTCCCGTGGATGGCATCAAGTACAGCCGCTTTGCCATCGTGCGAAACAGCTACCCGATGCTGAAAACAACGACCATCAAGACATGGATAGACCTGTTTCCAGAGAGTACCTTCGGTCCACTCCTGTGGACACCACCGATTACCCACCACATCCGACTACCCGCCAGAGATGGTGCTGCTGGTATCGACTGCGAGGTGATATTCCTTGCGCTGGATCAGCCAAAGGATGTCAGAAAGCTGCTCTCGTTGGAGTTGACCGGCGCATGGGTGAACGAAGCGCGTGAATTACCCAAAGCAGTTATCGACGGTCTGACCCATCGCGTCGGACGATACCCAACAAAACGTGATGGCGGTGCAAGCTGGCACGGCATCATCATGGATACCAACCCAATGGACGACGATCATTGGTGGTTCCGCATGGCAGAAAAGGAGAAAATGAGTGGGGCATACAAATGGGACTTTTTCAGACAGCCCGGAGGTGTCCAAGAAGCCGATGTTGCAGAACTGCCAGAAAATCCTGAAGCTAACGACCATATATATAGCGCAGGTCGATGGTGGAAACCCAATGCCAAAGCAGAAAATACGTCTAACCTGCCGGGGGGTTACTACCAACAAATGCTGCTCGGCAAAAACCTCGACTGGATCAGGTGCTACGCCGAAGGGAAATACACCTATGTGCAAGAAGGCAGGCCAGTCTGGCCCGAATACGACGACAACCTGATGTCGCAAGACTTGGACTACGAGCCAAACTTGCCCATCCAAGTCGGCCTCGACTTCGGTCTGACTCCAGCCGCCGTCATCGGCCAGAAACACCCCTCCGGCGCATGGCACGTACTCCACGAAATCGTCACCTTCGACATGGGCCTTGAGCGATTCGGCCAACAACTGCTTGGCGAACTCAATGCAAGGTTTCCAAAAGCACAAATAATGATCTGGGGCGACCCAGCCGGTATGCAGCGCGACGCAATCTACGAAGTCACCGCCTTCGACCACCTGCGAACCCTTGGCTTGAGAGCGCAACCTACCCCAAGTAACGATTTCAAAGTCCGGCGAGAATCCGCAGCCGCACCCATGCAGCGACTAATTAGCGGAAAACCCGGATTGCTCGTGGACAAATCTTGCAAACTTCTTAGGAAATCCCTAGCA